TCGCCGAACACCTTGGTCAAGGTCGTCGACGATTGCTTCGGGTACGACGATTACATGTTGATCACGAGCGTGGAGATGGAACGAAGCCTTGAAGGCGGGTGCATCACCAACCTGGGCCTGACGGGTCGCGAGGCGTTCGACGTGCTCGACGTGCCCCCAGAACGCAAGGGCGCCCGCAAGGGACGCAAGCCGAAGAAGTCGCCTTTCTGAGCAATCGCCATGAGCCCAATGGACAGCATCGTGCGTGTGATCGGCGACGTGATCGCCCCGCTACGCCGACAGGTCAACATGATGGTTGCGCGCGCCGTGGTCGACGCTGTGAGCGACGGCCTGAAGATGCAAGGCCTCAAGGTGGTCGTGTATCAAGACGACGTTGTAGACGGCGTGGAGCACTTCCAAGAGGGCGGGCTCTACCACCATCCATTGCCAGGCGCCGAAGGCGTGCTCTTGAGCGTGGCGGGGCGTGGCGATCACCCGATCATGGTCGGCGTGAGTAGCCGTGGGTTGCGACCGAAGGGCAAGCCAGCGGGCACGACGGGGCTTTACACGACGGCGGGTGTCCCTGGCATGAAGGTGTACTGTGACGAAGCCGGGGTTGTGCATCTCGGCAGCGACGCAGGGGCTAGTTTTGTAGCCCTGGCGACGGCCACTCAAGCATCGCTGAACCAGCTACGCGATGCGTTCAATGCGCACATGCATGCGACGGCTGCCGTTGGCCCACCTTCTATCCCGACGCCATCGCCAGGCGTGATCCCCGTAGCGTTTACAAGTGCTGTGGCCGCAACGAAAGCGAAGGCGACCTGATGGCAAAGATCATCTCTCACGTAGCAGGCGGCTCGAAGAACGGCGACCACTGGATCATCTACCGCTACGATGACAACACCGCGAAGATCGTGCGCGGCTCAGAAGTGACGTGGCGCACGCCTTCGACCGGCGAGACGTGGTGGGTCGATATGCCGCCGCTACCGGCCTAGTAGCCTCGAACTTGCCAGGTCATTGCGTAGGCGCCTGATGACGTGGCGTAGCCGGTGACGGTAATCCGTGAAATGTGAAACGGCCGGGCGAGTGGGAGCATGGTGTCTTGAGGAGGCGGCCAGTCTTGGAAACAGCACCCAGCAGGGGGTTGCGATTCCCACTGCAGGATCGGGTTGACGACCGGCGCAGTATAGGCGGCATCCCATTGGCCGGTCAGCGCGTCGAAGAGATCCGCGAGCTTTCCAGTGTTCGGCACTTTCGTGTGATCAAAATCGATCGCTGTTGACGCGTCGAGAATGACTGTAGCTGTCATCTCGGACAGAGGCACCAGCGCTCGCACGATCACGCTATCTGCGCGAATCACACGCAGCCCCGCAAAAGGCTTGGATACTGGTAAATAATCAGCGTTCGATACTTGCTGCGGGTCGACAACAAGCTGCCATAGCAGCCGGTCACATGCCGCTGGGTCGGGTGAGATGGGGCAGGGGGGTAGCTGCTGGCCGGCATCCGCGCCGCTGCCTGTCGAGCTGCCCCCCGTTCCGCCCATTGCCCCAGCATCTAGAGGCTCGCCGCTGTCCACTGATGCGGCGTCGAGGTTCCCCCGGTCGGCGGCGTCCGGGAGCTGCCCGGCGTCTCGCGGGTCACCCCTGCCAGGCTGAGCCGCGCCCCCGTCCGCGCTCCCTGTAGCCCCGCTGCGGCCTTCCCCGGCGTCTGCCGACGCATCCCCGCGCGGCTTCCCGCTGGCGCCCACAACGCCCCCACAGGCGGCGCACAGGGCTACCGCGACCAATCCCCAGACAAGTCGATCCATGGCGGGAGCGTAGCCCCAGCGGGGCGCCCGTCGCCAGCCCCCACCCAAAGCACCCCGAAAGGCCCCCATGACCGTCTCCACCGAATCGCTACTTGAGGGCTGCACAGTCGCCTGGGACTCGACCGCGATGTCGGGCACGTCCAAGCGCGTAGGCGAGACGTGCCAGCTAAGCGGGCTGCTTTCCTCGTACTCGTTTCAGGTTTCGTGGACGAACACGTCAAGCGTGATCGGCGCCTTCGGTCTTGAGGAGTGCAACGACGGTACGAGCTGGGCGGCCGTTTCGATCACGAGCCCTTCGGTCAGCTCGAACAGCTCGACGGGGATCATCACGCGCACCACTTCGGCGAAATTCGCGCGAGTCACCTACACGAACACGAGCGGCACCGGAACACTGGGCGCCATCGTCGCACACGGCAAGCGCGGCAAGCTGACGGGCGATCAGGTGGCGCAGCTCGATGCAGCCACGGCAGACGTGCTCACTGCACTGGCCGACGCTGCGACCGTTGCGGCCGACCTCGCCACAGAATCCGCATTCACCCCGGCTACTGCGGGCGATTGGCCGGTGCAACCAACGACCGTGCATGACGCGCTGAACAAACTCGCGGCCCGCGTTAAGGCGCTTGAGCCGTGACCCTGCGCATCGTTTACAGCCAGGCGATCGGCGGCTTTGATTTCGCCGTCGGGACTGGTCGCCTTGCCATTGATGACGGCCTCGAAACGGATGTCGCGCTGTCGCTCTTTACCGACGCACGCGCGACCACTGACGAGCTTCGGGCCGCCGGAATGCCGCTTGACGATCATCGTGGGTGCTGGATCGACGGCGTGATCGAAGGCGACGCCGATGTCGTCGGCAGCAAACTTTGGCTGCTGTCCAGAGCGCTGCGCAATGACGACACGTTGGCAGAGGCGCAGACCGAGGCGCAACGCGCGCTTTCGTGGCTCGTCGAGTACGGCATTGCTTCGCAGGTGTCTGTGTCTGCGCGTTGGTGGGGCACGACCGGGTTTCTTGCGCTCGACGTATCCGTGACGCAGCCGAGCACGACTGAGCCGCGCTGGCGCCGCGTGTGGGCCGCTACCGGGGAACTGCTGGAATAATGCCAACCAACTTCACACGCCCAAGCGCAGTTGAGATCCTGACCCGCGTCAAGTCGGACGTCGAAGGCGAACTATCAGGCGTAAGCGCGCGGCTACGTCGCACTGTGGAGCTTGGGCTAGCCAAGGCAATCACTGGCGTCTCGCACACCTTGCATGGTCACCTCGCATGGGTCGCCGAACAGATATTGCCTGACACTGCGTCAACTGCGTTCCTCTTGCGCTGGGCTTCGCTTTTCGGCGTCGACAGAACGCCAGCCGTTGCGGCCACAGGGTCGATCAGTGTCACCGGCACCGGCGGAACGATTGCCTCGGGCACACAGTTTTTGCGGCTCGTGGACGGCCAGGTCTTCACGGCCGACGCGACCACAGCAGCCGTCACGTCGGACGACATCGCGGTCACTGCACTTGTGGCAGGCTCCGCGGGGAATCTCGAAACCGGCGAAGCTCTGCAACTCAGCTCCCCGATATCCGGCATTGACAGCGCTGCGACCGTCACGAGCCCCGGTCTATCAGGCGGCATCGATCAAGAGACGTTGCCGGCGCTTTTGGCTCGACTGCTTCTCCGAATCCAGAAGCCACCAATGGGCGGGGCTCCATCGGATCATGTCACGTGGGCGCTTGAGGTCCCCGGCGTGACTCGGGCCTGGGAATACGCGGGCACCGATGGCCTCGGAAACCCGGCGCTCGGCAAAGTCGCGGTTGCGTTTGTGCGTGACGGTGATGGGTCCGGCGCAGCAATCATCCCGGACGCTGGCGAGGTGGCCACTGTGCAGGCGTACCTTGATGCACGCTCGCCCGCGATGGTCGAGGTGTTTGCGCCTACCCCTGTGACGCTCAACTACCACATTGTGCTCGTGCCGTATGGAGATGCGAACGTTCAGAACGCTGTGATTGCAGAGCTGCAAGACATGTTGGCGCGCGATGCCGAGCCAGGCGGGACGATTCTGCTTTCGCGATTCAACGAAGCCGTTAGCGTGGCAGCGGGAGAGACGAGCCACACGACAATCACGCCAGCAGCAGACGTTACGCACAACTTCGGCGAAATCGCGATCCTCAGTGCCATCCCCAACTGGACCTAACCCATGGCCCGCGATTACGTCGAGCTGTTCAAGCAAGCGCTTCCCCGTGGGCCAGCATGGACGCGCGACCTAAGCTCTGTTGCGCACAAGCTCTATACGGGCTTGATGGCCGAGATGGTGCGCGTGGATGGGCGCGCACTGCAGTTGCTTGCGGAGATGTGCCCCGCAGAAACGACCGAGCTGATCGCGGATTGGGAACGCGTGTGTGGGCTCCCAGACGATTGCGGCGAGCCGCCTTACACGCTTGCCGATAGGCGTGCCGCTGTTGTCTCGAAAATCATCTCGCGCGGCGGGTGGAGCGGAGGCCCGAGCGTTCCATTTCTCACGTCGTTGATCGTCGCGCTCGGCTACTCGTCTGCCAACATCGAGATTCGTCGGTTCAAGTTTCCCGAGTTCACGTGCAACTCGAACTGTGACGCGCCTCTCAACTCAGGCGGCGGCTGGCCGTACGTCTGGGAGGTCGTAGTGGTGAGCGGCACTATGGACGATGTTGTGCAGTGCCGAGTGCAGGACTACGCGCTTGCTCACCTCGGGCTCATGTTCTCGTTTCCGCTGATGCGGTTCGAGACTGCGACGATAACCAGAGCGGGCGCCGCAGTGTTCACGGACCCGGTGAACGGTAACCAGTACGCAGTCGGCGCCAATGAGATTGGCACCGCTTACACATTCGACAACTCGCAAGAGTATGTCTCCTACCCGTAGGAACACGCATGCATCGCATCAATACGTCAACGGCTGAGCCAGACGCAAACGGAACGGGTAAGGATGGTTTCCGAGACGGGAACCCGCCTGCGACGTCGAGCACGGCGCTAAATGCAGCGTGGTGCAATGCGGTGCAGGAGGAGGTTTCAAACGCGGTCGAGGGTCTTGATGGAACCCTCGACGTGGGGAACAACTCACAGCTATTGATTGCGCTGGAAGAGATGCAAGAGCGCATGGCGGTGTCGTCGATGAACCGAGTGGCGGTCCCGGCGAACACGCTTAATACAGCGTGCGCAACCCCGTTCTACAACGGTACTGACCCAGATAAGAAGGGGATCGTTGCTGTTGGGCTTGGGGGAAGAGTCTACCAAAAGTATCGAAACAGCGAAAATTGGGCCAGCCGCACAGGCGTGCCCGCCGGAACCGACCTATACGGGGTCGCATATGATTCTACGCTGGATATGTTCGCTGCTTGCGGGGTGACTCAAGACGTGGACGTCAGATCGGACATTTACACGTCTTCTAGCGGTTCCACGTGGACAGTCGGCTATAACCATCCAGCGCCGGAAGAATCGTACACGAGGATGGCGGCCAGCGGCGGGGGGGCGTTTGT